AGATTCAGATATTGATGTAGAATCCAAAAATCTGGCATTGGTTCTAGTGTTGCAAACTGATTCGTTGCAATAAAATCGGAAAAGTTTGGACGAAAAACCGCTCTGCGGTCTTTCTCTGAAACATCACCATAAAGTTCCTTGTATCTCTTTTCAAAGTTACATAGAACTCCATCCATATCTACCATTATTTTCATTATCTTCATCACAAATCTTTCATAAATAGTTGTAGGTCGCCAGATTGCCGTCTGCACCTACTCTAACACTTTCTGAGAGTATCAGCATGATTATATATTCAATCTACAAATGTGTCAATAGATTAAACGGTAAAGTTTACATAGGTTTTGATTCTAGGTGGCCATCAAGAAAACAACAACACTACTATATACATCGTTCAAAAATTTGTCCTGATTATCCATTTTATAATGCGTTACATAAGTATGGATGGGAAAATTTTGAATGGTCTGTTTTGTATCAATCAAAGGATGAATTACACTGTTTGAATGAAATGGAAAATTATTTTATACTTGAATATAATTCCTTTATTCATTTTGAGAATAGTAACGGTTATAATTCAACCTTGGGAGGAGAAGGCACTTTTGGTAAAAAACAAACAGAAAAAAGTAAAAAAGAACAATCCAAAAGAAGAAGTGAATATAACAAATCTAGTAGGTGGTATAATAATGGCAAACAGAATTCTTTATCAACAAAACATCCTGGTGTTGGTTGGATTTTAGGACGATTGAATCAAAGACCAACAACAAAAGGAAATAAATGGTACAATAATGGTGTTGAACAATTATTAACCAAAAATCCACCTGACGGTTGGAAATTGGGTATGTTGCCTAGAAAATCTTACTGATTTTCATATTGTTCTTTCACAATAGCCTTGAATTTGGCTTTATCATAATGTATAAACGGTGTGTATTTTTCAATCTTTAATTTCCAATTTGGCCACACAATGTCATCAGTTATTTTCTTTTGCCACATAGGAAAGAATCCCATAATGTCATTCAATATAGCCACAGTTTCAATCATCACCTCACCTTGCATCATCATTGTCAACAAGTATGGATGACTACCATTATCAACATGAAGGAAACTACCAGATGATTCGAATAAGAATATTATATCTTGTTCGAACTGATATGTCAAGCGTTGGTTTCTTCCTTGCCATTTCTTGTAGGTTTCTTCGCCATCAGGACCAGATATTGCACCAACCCAACGAACATCACCTTCTAGGAAATTTGCCACATAATAATTCTTCAATTCTTCCAGATTGTACTTGCGTGACAATTTATAGAAAGAATATTTGTCCCTTCTATTCATAAATGTTGATTCACTTACATTTGTTGTACCATGATATTTGAAATAATCATACGATGGTGAACTGAAATGTAATTTCAGCGCATTATATAAAGCAAAAGCGGAGTAACCGTTATGCTCTTTGAACTGAAAACTCATAGTGGTAATTTGGCAGTTTTCTTCAATAAGTTAAGTTCTTGGGCTTCTTCTCTGATTTTAGATTTAAGTGCGGAGGAGACCAATGTGGATGCCACATCAATCTCCAGTCCTGTTTGTTGACAATGATGCACGATTGCATCCATTCTGGACATTTTCTCTTTTTCAGCCAGAACATTTATCAAATCACTGAATTCTTGAATTTCGTTTTTTGTCGGCATTTATTACCTTGTATAAAATAAATGATTTCCAATCCTTGCAACATACTTTAATTTCCACACCGGATTAACCGTGTTGTTGTGGAAGTACATTGCTCTTGTCTTATAGATTGTATCATGTATCTTTGTTTCTGTCAATGCTCTCTTGGCAATTGCAACACATTCTTCCCATGCCGTTTTGTTCCGAATGCCACCTACTCTTTCACCAACCCAACTGAATTGGTATGTTCCATTTACTCTCTGGTAAACCACCTCACAGACTTTCTTGGGGAAACTTGGGTGGTTTGCACGGTTCATTGTCACTTGTGCAACGGCTAATTTACCCTCATACGGTTCACTGCCTGCTTCATAATATATGTTTCTTGCCATACAATGCATCTGCTCTTGTAGTTCCATTGCCACCGTTTGTGCTTCGGCAATTTCTTGTTGGTGTGATAATGTAGGCATGAGTGTGAATAATGTAATTAGAAATAAATTCTTCATTACTTCTCCTATGTGTGTGAAGGGGCAAAGCCCCTAAACCCTCAGGTTTTCTTTGATACTTTAACGGAAGGTTCCGTTACGGTATTAGATACAAAGCCGTTCAAAGTATGGGCTTTAGTGATAATATCTGTCTCTGAGGGAATTGTTGGCAAAGCCGGATGTTCAGGTGGTGTTTCACCTTTGGCTTTTGCCGTATCGCACTTGATATGCCAATCTTGGGTGATTCGGTCTCTTTGTGCGTTATACTCATCATATAACATATCTCTCGCCATTTTTAATAGTTCAAGACGAATTTCAAAAGGTGTCATGTTTGACATAGTTTTCTCCTGTGTGTTAATGTGTGTAAATGGTTGGTTATTCTGTTACGAGGAAACCAACCGAAACCCTAGGCTAGCGTTTAGGCTGCCAATGCGAACTTTTCATCGTTTGCGTTTACTTTATTT